CCTTCTCGCTTGTCTGCTTTGCCATTCTTGTTAGCGTCTTTACCTGTCCTGTCCATTTCACGTCTAGCTTCCTGTCGCGCCATACGACGCCTGAACTCTGGACTATCTACAGGTTTGTTTACTTGTTTCTTTCGATCTGCTTTATTTTTATAAGGCATTTAACTTCTCCCGTGGTAAGTGATACTTAATCATTTGGTGGTTCTCTAAGTACGGACGATCAGTTACCGCCTCAACCGCCATGAGGTGTCCTACTTTAGCTTGATAGCGTAGAGCACTTTTTAAAGCATCAACTTCGTGCGTCCAATACCCATCTACCAACCCCGTCTCTGTATCTACAACTAAAAACGATTCTTTCACTAACTTCTCCCGTTATGTGGACACTCAAGCACCACGCAATGTGCTTTGCATAGCCCGCTGGGGCTAGCGTTCCAAACATCATTATTAAATGCGGTTTCCATATTTACGTAGTCCCGCAACCATTTCTCCCACAACGGCCCTTGGTCATGGGCATTATAGGTACCTGTTATTAATTCATTAGAGACCACAAACAGTAGCCCCCCTCGTACTTTCGTTATGCTCGGGAAGTGTTTGAACATAGCCATCGCCATCAGTTCGAGCTGCCCTTTATCAGCGTACCTAGCACTTTTACCTGTTTTATAATCCACTACCCATGCGGTGCTATCGTCGTCATCTATGATTATTAGGTCAGCAATACCCCGCCACCATACGTCATCCGCAAAGAAGTCGCAGGGTTCTAGGTTCTCAGTCAACCCCATCTTATATTCACACAATTTCCTACCGCGTTTAGAGTTTAGGGAATCTAAACCTTTTGTAGCGTAATCAAACTGTGGCGGCATCGGGGTGCCATCGCGTATGTACTCTTCGGCAGCTTCATGAAACGCGGTGCCGTAGTACATCGCCTCAGTCTCAGGCTCCGAGTAATCTTTGGATATCTTTAAATGGTAAAACTTCTTAGGGCATTGCTCGAATGCTTTTATCTTACTGAACGACCAAGGTGCGATACTCATTCATTTTCTCCAGACACGAAATCGTATGCGTCTTGTAGTGCATCCATGAGGTGCGGTATCTCTTCAACGCTGAACGTCACCGTATCTAACCGACCGCCTTCCATCTGATTGACCATGATAACCAACTCAGGGTCGTTCCCTAATGAGGCAACCCCCACGGAGCTAATCACCATATCTCGGTCATCTTCGCGTATCGCAGGCTTAGATTTGTAGTGTATATATAACTTGTTCCTATTAGCGTGCTTAGTTCTATGCTCTTCAAAGTCTAGTATCTCAGTCACTCGCAATCTCCATAAGACTTACCTATACCCGACTCACAGTTAACGGGTAGACCATCGGCCCAGTCGGGTGTCCAACGCATACAACTCTCTATATATGCTTGTGCTTCTACTAATTCTGTTTCGGGAACGCAACATACAACGGAATCGTGAACCGTCAAAACAACGCGGTATCGTTTAGCAATTTTTAACATCTGCTCCCCAATAATGCAACGCGCAACCGCTTGGCAGACATTCTCCACGACTTTACCACCGTATATCCTAGTGCGACCCCTACGAGTTTTGTACGTATACTCTGAGTCACCCGTAGTTTCATCTTTAGTTAGGGTGAGGTCGTCATACCGCATAAGTAGCCCTGAAGGTAAGCGTAGTGCCGACAACTTTGGCTCCACATTGAACACATAACTTTTACCAAAATCTGTAGCATCGCCTTGGGCTAGATAAAATAACATGTCTCCAGCATCGCGCCACAGGGCACTTATCTTATCGTTTGTAGTTCTGTATACCTTTATGATACGACGTGCTTCCGCTATATCCATTGCAAAACCAAGCGATTGCAGTTGATCCTTAAACCTCGCAGCGCCCATACCGTAACCGGCACCAAGGATAGTAGTCTTACCAACGAACCGCTGGTCTTTAGTGACATCTTCTTCCCTGTTGACGCCATATATAGACATCGCCATCTTCTTATAGACATCATCACCAACATTAAATGCGGCGGTTAAGTCCTCCTGCCCTGCCAACCATGCAAGTACGCGTGCTTCGATCTGACTTGAATCACAATCAATTAACATGTATCCATCTGGAGCAATCAGACTACGCTTTAGCTTCTTCCCGTTTGGCCCACGGCTGGGCAAGTTCTGTAGGTTGATCTTGTCATCCCCACCCCACCGTCCGGTGTGCGCGGCATAATACCTAACCGGTACAGGTAGTAATCCCCGTTTAGCGATATTGATAAACCGCTGAGTTCTTGTTTCTTCCAGTGTACTTTTCAACCCTAGCCGTGCTGCTACCACTGCTTGCACCCTAAAGTCCTCATGCTCGGACAGCTTCTTAAAAGCTTCATCAGACTTGGCAAATGCGAAGGTCTCCTTACCTGTTGTAGGGCTGGTCTTCATCGGAGGGATAACCCCGAAAGTTGATAACAAGTCTGCGAATTTGGGATTACTCATCAGACTCTTCCGGTCTGTATTAGCATCCTCTAGCAGCTTATCTTTGATGTCTTTAATATCTTCTAGGTGACTCTCTAGCAACCCTAAATCTAAGTCCAACATAGGTTCGATGAACATACGTAAGGTTAAGTCTATGATTTTTAATTCTTTTTTGGGGAACCCTTTACCCATAATCCCAAAGAGTTTGTAGGTTAACTCGACATCATTGATGCAGTAGTCCCCATACCGACTCAGCTCGTCAGTAGTAAAGCTCAAACGCTTCTTACCAATAGCGTCTAAAACTTCGGTACCTTTAGCGCCAATCTTGTATCGTTCGGCCAACGCTTTGAGGCTACCCCCAACTTCCACCCCATGTATAGCGCGGCCAATGCACAAAGTGTCAGCCCACACCCTAGGATGAATATCGAATAACCAAGAAAGTATAGCGCCGTCAAACATTGTGTTGTGAGCCAGCACCACAGCGTTCGCCCAGTTGAAACTATGTAAATACTCTTTAATCTGCCCATGAGTTCCACTCGCCCATTCAGTCGATCCGTTGTTGACCTTTATACCAACGCCGATCACCTCGAATCGGGGGTCACGAACGTAAGCTTCTGTCGTAAGTTTAGTTAGTGAGAAGCTCTTAGAGTAGAACGTCTCGAAGTCTATAGTAATAAGATCCATATCATATCCGGTAACAAGTTTATAGGATGACCACTTAACAAAAATGTCGTAAGCCGGCTTCCGTTATAAGTAGGGGCTTCGCACCCCTTCGGTGTCAGTTATACTCGCATTTTGAGTCTGCTTTAACACACTGGAAAGGTCGGACTATTTTTATTGGTTCGCTATCTCACCACCACAAGCGAAATACCCTGCACCATCCACCCAGTTATCAACATGCTGGGGGTTCTGCTTGATTCTTGCTACCTTTAATAGCGCCATCATTACTGCAACATCAGTAGCAGTTAACGTGGTACCCGTATGCAATGACCAATACCCAGCGATCCGCGAGAAGTTATCCTCTGCATCGCCGTGGTCTGCTTGTCTATCCCTCGTGATGTACGATTTGGCGGTATCTAGGATGTGGCTCCTTGTTGCTACCGGCGTAGGGGGTAAATCCTTATTATTTTTATAACTTGTTTCTACTTCGGCACTTATTCCGGTAGCAGGTACCGATACCCACGTTGCCGCTGCTGTCGATTCTGCTTCAAGCTCTATACCCAGTACCGACATTGCCTTTGCTGTCGAGTCCGCTGCCGATTCCCAAAACCGCTCTTCCGGTGTCGATTCTGCTTCAAGCTCTGCTTTGGCCGCGTTATACTCTGCTTCTTTAACTTGTTTACGCACTAAGTGCGCATAGCTAGGACTACACTTAGCCTTCTTTGCCACTAAGAGCACACCCCAACTAGGGTGTTTCGCCATTACCTCAAGTACCTTCTCTCTTTTACTCACATTCCTCTCCTTAAAATTCCAGCTCAAGCTGGTGTTGGTTTGATGCCGCACCCAATAGCTGCGTGACATCCCTCATGTTGGCTTCATTGATTAGAAGCGCGATCCCCTCTGTCGAGGCAATATCATCTAGGTTCTTCTGCTGCAATGCTGTCGGTTTGTTCTTCCCCGCCTTGCATTCGATACCAAAGAACCGTCCTTTATAACACCCTACTATGTCGGGCACACCGCTCCGACCATATCCACCCGTTGCTGGGTAGAAGTAGTACGCACCTAACGCTTTAAGCTGGTTGGTAATAACGCGTTTAACTTTGGCCTCGGGGGTCATTTGTTCTCCTTGGGAACTGGTATCAAGATTCTTTTTCGAGTTGTTCTTCAACGATCTCAAGCAACCGCGCTAATGAGTCCGCTATGTTATTCAACGCAATGACTACTTGGTCTGTCTGCTCATCGTTCATTACTTGTTATCCTTTAAAGCTTTTCGATCCCTATACCACTGTGCTTGTGACACTATCTCTAACTGCACTTCACTACCGTAAACTTGTTCTAAACTAAGCCTCACTGCCTCGGTATACTCTTCCATCTCTCTATCGTGTTTAGCGTCTCGTTGCTCACGGTGCTCGGCATTCTCAGTAGCTTTCTTGTGCCACGCCATAAATTCTTCGGTGGGCTGACTCATTTCCTTCTGCCACCTATCAAACAGAACTTTATTCCTCGGGGGTCTAGGTAACCTACTCTGCTCGTCGCACCAACTTGAGTCACTAGAGTGCATTGCTTTATAGGGTGTAGCTTTATCACCTGTTAAATACTCATACCCAAGGCGTGCCTCTTCGTCAGAGTAAAAGTCGATTATTATTTCGGGGTATGCAACCCACTCCGCTGGATCTGGGCAGCATGTTTCCCCAAGGTATCGTAAGTAGGTATCTACATTAAAGTTACTAGGCGTAATGCCGTAGCTATACTCCACACGTTTAGCCTTCAAATATTCACTGCTATAGAACCCATGCTTTATATAGTAGATCTGCTTATCTACCTTGGGAGGTATTTCTTCTAGTTGTATATCCAAAACGTATCCTCATTAATTCGTACCCCAACATCGTCTATTGGCACACCCCACTGCTCTGTAATCATGAGCGTAGTGATACGTCCTTGTATCACTGTTGGTAGCTCACTTAAAGAAGAGTAACTCCCTTGTAAGGTGTTGTCAACACATCCTATACCAATACATACTATTTCAACATGTTCTGTATTAGGGCATATTGTTACTAAGTATATAGTGTCTTTAACTATCAGATTGTCGTTACTACACAGTAACATAATACATCCCTTGCGCCCATAGCCCTATACCATCAACGAACTGCCCTTCCTCGGCTATGGTTACCATAGCGATCTTGCGCACAATATTTTCGGGTAGTGTGTCCTCAGTGTAGGTAACACTTGTGTGATCTAATACCTTCATCTTCCAAGCCCACTCACTATCAAAGTCATCGATCTGCACGACATCGAACATCTGCGTCTCATTGCTAGGTAATAAGTATGGGCGAACGCATAGCACGGCTTGAGAATGGGTAGGCTGTTGCCGGTCTTGCAGTAACTGCATGTACTCCATTACTTTAGTGCGTAAGGTAGGTACTATAAACTCATACCCAACGTTCAGCATATTCTGTAGTTCATCCACAAAATTAGGGTCGGTTATTACCCCCTCTCTAGCCTCGGAGATAGCGCGAGCATCACTCTTGATATCCTCCTGCCAACTCTTACGTATCTCTGGGGCGTGGTGTTGCAGTACAAACTTGACGACATGTACAGGATCCCAAAGTTTTAAGTAGGCTCGAGCATTGCTAATTGCTTTCTTGAGGTTGGTAGTACGTAGTCGGTACGACTCAGTAGAATCGTAACTGTATTTGTCATTTTGTATATTCGGTGTGCATATCGTAAACGCTGGTATGTATTCTGCGGGGGCATTCCGAGCGTCCATGTACCCTAACCAACCCAGAGAATACTTGTCCTGATCTCTGTACATGTGTACTTTTCTAATGTTACTCCTAGCCCCCTCATTAAAACTATCTTTTACTACCCCAAAATTGCAGTGGGGGAACGATGACTTGACGGCGTTAACGTACTTCTCTACCTGTGGCAGCATGTAAATTGGGTCTAGGGATACTAAATCTTTAACCTCTTCGACCACGTTATAACCGATATGTACATTACTAATAAATCTACGCATTGCTTCTCTCCGTTTACTATTTAGTTGATACCTATTGCTACACCTGCTACCCCATGATCCCGTATTGTTAACATGTCCTCTAATGTCATCGCTACGGTATCTACCAACGGGTGCGTTTGTGTTCTGTGCTTGGACGTAGTAACACTGTGCTTATCAATGTTCTCGTACCAAACACCCCTCTCGTATATAAACAACGGCCAATGATACCCATAGCTGTATACAACGTACTTGCTGTAAGGCTGCGCATCATTGTGTGTCCATTGTCCAAACAAGTTACTACCAAGAAATGACGTGCGCTCCTGCACACTACTACGCGCCATGACATTTGTTACCTTTGGACTCCTCATTCTCGCTACCTCTCTATCTCTTTTGATTGCGGCTTCTCTCTGCCGTGTGTACCTTATGTACTCTTTGGTCGATATGTCCAGAAACCTTCGGCGTGAATCTCCTACATCACTTAGTGTGGCTAGGTATTCCATCGCTCTTCTCCTTCCATCGTTTAATTATGTTAGCCACAGTCATGTCACTCACACCCACTACCCTACTGATGCGTTTGTAACCATACCCTCGGTTGTGCCGGTCAAGCACCGCTTCTTCCAACTCCGCACGGGTAGCGTAATTACCCTTAGTCAGGGGTCTACCGTTGAATAGCTTGGTCGATTGGGGGTGACGTTCTCCCGTCATATACATTGTCTCAGTCATGTTCATCCTCATAACTTGTTTATAGTGTGCTGCAGTAGGGAAATACCCTATTTGCTTACTGTTAGGCAAGTACCAATCTCATAACTTGTTACTGTCTATGTGTACTACCTTCCCACATGGTGGGTTGGCCCGTCTGTTGTCGATGATGATCCACAGTACGGGGCACGTCCACGTACCCCAATCGCCACCGACATAGCCATCCGTAATCATGATCGCTGCTTGGGGACGTATCCCGTTGTCAGTCATATAGCTAGGGACACATGATGGACTCGTACCGCCGCCACCCTTGGGTTTGGTCGAACTCTCGTACGTGTCCATGTTGTTGCTGTCGTACACCTCGTCACCACATACCTTAGTGTCCCAATACAACACGCGTAACTGCTCGGGCTTGACCGTGTTTAAGAGCATAGCTGTCTCTGCACGTATGATCGGCATCACCCTGTCCATTGACGCTGACATGTCGGCACCTTCCACCAACTCACCCACCTGCTCACTGATGCCGCTGGGCATATACACATGCGCCATTGTCTTACGTCGGGGGCGCCGCCACGTTGACATGTCATTTCCAGAACATGTTGTCTGTAAGAAATCCCGCAACACGTCACGCCAATTGACTTGGGGTATCGCACTGTCAGTAAACATCTTGTCCAGACCACCGCCCAACTTACCGGCAAGCATGGTGCCTTGGCGTATCGCCTCGTTTACCTCGGCAGTTAGCTCCTTGGCCTCCTCCGGTGTCAGCTCCTTGGCTCCGTCCCAGTCGTGCTCGTCCATACTGCCAGCGTCGGACATGTCCTTACCGTCTTCTTGTTCTTTCTGTAGTATCTTGAACACCTCGCCTGCAGACATGTCTAGAAACCTAGGCTCGTATAACCCACCACTGGGCATAACAACGAACGGCTTGTAGTCAGCCTTACCCTTGGCACGTTCTTGTTCTTCTTGGATGAGCTTTGCATTGATGACGTAATCACACGACATATTTGCCAACTGCCCATTGATGCGGAACAACTTGTCATAGGTAGCCAGATGCTTGAGAGCTTTGTGGTAGTTCTCGTGTAGCACCGTGAACCTTAACTCGGGATCGGTATGCGCCTCGATGAACCCACGCCCATACCACTCATCTCTACCATTAGTACATGCGGTCGGCGTCTTGTCATCGACAGCGCGTGAACCTATCGAGAGAATACCTTGCATCGGTACGTAGTCTGGGTGTCGCATGACTAGCACAACTGCTCGGTGTAACCGCTGCTCGGCGGTCAATGATTGCTTAATTGCTAACATGTTCTGCTCCTTATCGCTTGTCTGCTTGGAAGATATACACGTTGTCGATAGTCCAATCCGAGAACTTCTTGTTACGTGTAAACAACTTCTGCTTGGGGTGCACGTCCTTGTCACTACGGTTGATGAGCGCACTGGCAAACACTGCTTGTACCTCGGGGTTGAGTCGTGCTGAGTAGTCCATCCACGCATCTACCCAGTCTGCTTCTATCGCCGCGAGTGCTCGGAACATAACGTAGCACTGCCCATTGATCTTGCTCGGTACTACTGCGGTGAACGGGTCTTGCTTGATACTCTCGAGCGATGGGAAACTACTTGCCATCTTGATGAACGTCATCAGGTTGAACGCTGCCGGTGCGCCTATAGTCCCAACTAACAGACCTGTTAGCGTATCGCTGTCCAGCTCGTCACGCTTACTCACCCAGTACGATGCTGATGCTAGGGATCTGCCAGTAACAAACTGCTCCCTGTGTTCACGCGGGTGGTAGATGTACGGGTTGTCGCTCGGCACGTTGACCTCCTCGAATGACTGGAACAACGCTGGCTCCTCCTTGACCCAGCCCAACACTAACGGGTCGATGTCGTTGACTGCACCCCACTGTATCCACTCAAGGTTAGTAGACTTGCGCAACTTTAGAACCGCTACACTATTGCGTTGGTGTGGCATCAACATGTCACCGAGTCCCTCACCATCTAGGTTAGTCGTACCGTAGACAATACTGTCTGGGTGTAGCGCAACACCATTGAGCATACGCTGCACTAGTATGGGACGTAGGGCATTCTTGATTGACGCGTTAGCCTTACCGATCTCATCAAGGTTGATGATGACAGGCTGGTCAAGATGTAGCCCCAACATCTCGTTGGGCACGAAACGTACGTAGTCCTTGTCGTTCATGTCCATGAACTTGGGGATCATCAAGTCCCCTAGGTCTAGGCTCGGCGTATCTAGCTGAATGAAAACATGTTTAGGGAACTGCTTCTTAAGTATCGCTGCGATACCTTGGGTCTTACCCTCACCCATTGCACCGGTCACGATCACGGCTTTGTGCTTACCACCCGCTGCGATTGCTGCTGCGGCTTGGGCTATGCTGACACCTTCTATTGCTGTATTCATAAGTATATTACCTTAGTTTAGTTTTGGCTTATGCCATTTTCTGTTAGTACGCTACTAACAAATTCGGTTGTACTGCACGTATTCACGCGTATCGACATGCTTGAAGAAGTGCATCGTCGGGCTTGAGTACATGTACATATAGTGATACTTGCCGTCGTCCGGCATCCCATTACGTAACGCATCCTCGAACGCATACTCTGGGTCTACCACCTCTCGTTCGGCTTTGGTATATCTCATGTCTTACTCCTTATAGGTCTAGTGATGGCAGGCTGGCTAACACCTCGTCTACCGTACGCTTGGTTTCGGCACGCAACGTCGGGTCATCCTTGAGTGCGTCCTTGTTTAGTGGGAACTGCCCCACACCTCGGAACCTGTCCTCTAGCTTCTGACGCACAGCTTCTAAGTGCACGTCGCCGGTCACGTTGTAGTCTTTCAACATGTCCAGAAGTGGGAACAGATTGCCTAGGGTTCTGTCGTGTATACCGCCCGAGCTGTCGAGCTGGGTACTGAGCGTCGAGGTGATATCATGCACCCGTTGCCATAGGTCATTACTCATGCTGCGAATGGCGTTGGTATGGTAATCCTCAAACGTGTTCTTAATGTTGGCGAACTCCTCCCCGATCATCTCGGACACAAAATGCCCCGTATCAGGTACCGGCAAGAACGACAGGCTCCATGCGAATTTCCTACGCATACTCTCAACGGATGGGTAATCGTCTTGGTCGTACAACATACCGAGACCATCGAATGCCGCGTCGTGCACCCTGCCCCACTCGTAAGAATCGAGGAACCCTGCCTCGTGCTTGGTGTATGCCAAACCCTGCTCATCGTATGCCCGCACGTCGTGGCCTAGCACTAACTCCCAATACCTGTTTTCTAGTTCAGAGAAATGCGCAGCTATCTGGGGGATCGCAGCGACGGGTATAATCCTGTGTCCCATCTTGCCCCATGCCAGAGTCATGGCCTTGAGATCTGTTCGGGCAACTCGTACGATCTTGTTGATCGCCTCGAGCATTTTGTTACCCGCAAACCGGTTCTTGGTTACTTGTACATCCTTGGGATTCTGCACGTTGTACTGAATCATGGCCGCCTTGGTTGCACGCTTGTCGATCTTGCTGCCCCGAATCTCGGATATGCTTAGTTCTAACAAGACTGCGCAACTTGAGATCGAGGGTGCGGATACCTCGGGTAACGCGGTGACGTTTATGTCGTGTTGCATTGGAACCTCCTTATTGGTTGATTTGTTAGTAGCGTACTAACAAACGTGGTTTAGGTGAAAAAATTCCCACCAGACATATAGTATACCATAGAGGGTAGGTAATGTCAAGTAAACGTAAAACATGTGTGGGTGGTGTAAGTGACGGTATGTCTCGGTATGTACTGTAATGTACTGTAATGTACTTTTGGGGTGGTTCGCAAGTACTTGAAAGTAAAGCTATGTTCAGATGTTCGGGAAATGAGCATTTTTGCTCCCCCTTTAACGGGGGCTACAGAAAACCCTGTTCTAACTTTTAAACAACATCAAGAAGTTGGTGTTCCTTTTTAAAACTAAGTAAAACTGCTCTAAAAAAGAACATTATAAAATATATATATATATGATAGAAATACTGTAAGTATACAATTACGGTTACCATTACTTACCACGAAACACCACGAATCAAATGTTCGTTTTAGGGTCGAAAAAAACGGAACATTGCGGAACATTACAGGAACATTACAGGAACATTAGGTGGGGTTGCGTCCCGATGGGTTGGGTGCGTCTTACTTATCTTCTACCGGGATTTGTTAGTAGCGTACTAACAAACAGGTTAAGTGGTTGGGGTTCAACGCTAACACTAGGAACTGGTATCAAAGCGTGGCGCGACTGGATGAGATCCAACGCTAACACTTGGAACTGGTATCAAACCCCGCCGAAGCGGGGATGATTTTTAAAGGCGGGATTGGGTGGCGCAGTAAGCATATAAAGCTTGGAAGGTAGGGAATCTCATTTGTTTGTAGATAATAATCATGTTTTAAACTCCAAAAAAATGGGGGCCGAAGCCCCCGTGGTTTACTTGATCTCAGCAGGTTTGACGTAGTTAGTCGCCGTCTTTGCATCTTCAAGTGCCTTGATCAGCGCAGCTAAAGCCATGCCAGTGTCGTCTGAATCCATCATTGCCATCGCGGCAATCTGGGTGCGCGTGCTCTCGAGTGATTCCCAGAGCTGCTGATTCAACGGTATTTCGCGCGCTTTCTCCGCTTCCTGTTTGTGGATCGGGGTTACACCGTCGAGCCTTGCTATTGCATTACCTAGACGGCCTAGGAAGTTATTGGCTTGCCCTCGCCAGTTATTGTATTGCTTTAACTCGGCCTTGCTGAATACCTCTTTGCGCTCTTTTGCCGTCATTGCGTCACCGCGTTTAACGTGGGCCTGCCGTTCCTCAGACATACCATCAAAGGCCGCGCGCCTCGCCGCATTGTAATACGCTGCATGGGCCGGTTTACGCTCTGGCTTTAACGCGTCACTCTTGCCATTGGTGAACGGGGAGAACAGCAAGTCGCACGGATGTAAACCGCATTCCTTCGCTGTTTTTACGGTTG